TGTTGAACAGGAAACTCCCGTAACGGATTTAACGCCGTGTGCATGGATGGGATTGTAATCACCCTCATAGGAATGAACAGACCATATTTCATTTACTTCCGCCGCAAGTTTTGAAAATCCCGTTCCTGTTGCATTTGAAAATAAGTCTATATAACCCAAGGACAAAGTACAGCACCATTCCGCAAATTCCTTAACTTTAGGGTCTGCCGCTTTCATGCTAAGTTGCTGGCCTCTTTTAATCTGTCCAACCAGACTTTTTGCGTGTGATTCTCTGTTTTTATCTTCCTGCAACTTATCCAAATACTCATTTAGTGAATCCACCATTCTTTGCGGAACTGATGCCGCCATTAAGTAGGAATTTGCTAGGGGTAAGAACTTTACTTTTAATTCATCTTTTTTATCTGTCATCTTTATTCAAACCTTTTATATATTCCGCCGTTTCTCTCCCTCTTCTTTCCCCCTCTGATTCTTTTTTTGGCTCCTTAAATTTAATTTCACCCGCTATGGCACTATAGGCGGCCATATCCATGTAGGTATCCTTGCTTATAGCCCCTAGTTTGGTTCTTGCCACTTTTAATAGACACATAAGTATTGCTACATCATGAGGAGCTATGGTATGTCCCAAATAAGCTGACCATAATATAGCTATATTCTTATGGTTTTCCGTTTTATCACCATAATCTATTTGTCGTTGTCCGCTAGCTAATTTGGTAGCTTCCTCTAAAAAATCCTTTGTTTTCATATAGATATCAAATCCTGCAAGGGAACTAAATATCCCTTGGACGTTAAATTATCTCCTCCTCTAACAATGCGGTAAGTACTATTATACACCTTCTTACGCAATCTGTCAAGAGGAATCTCAATGGAAAATAAATGTTTATCCTTTTTGTCCACAATCTTAAAAATCCATATACCGGATTTACTCGTTACTATACCACTTTCCTTATTTCTTGACTCAAATTCCACGAATGCATTACCCGTTTTACAGGCTAACCTGTCAGTTTTTAACTCATAATCCTCACGGGATTTCATCACAAGCTTTTCATGCTTCTTTCCATACTTAAAATCTTTGCTAAACTGTGTTATGGAAAAATCATGTGATTTTAATTCCGTTATTGTTTTGCCGGTATTTTCTTTTATAGATTTTACGCTCATATAATAGCCTTTCCATCGGAAAAATACAATTTTCCATGTGAATTTACAATAAGTATTCTTATGTCTTTAATTTTCTGTTCATCGCTTGGTATCCTATTTATAATTGAGCCGTCCTTTCTTTTTGATTCAGTTTTTACGTCTATAAACATTATATTACCATTATTATTCATGCAAATTAAATCACACGGGCCAAGAGTGCTTATATTGTTAAAAACATAGTATCCCCTTTTTGTTAACCATTGTACCGCCCGTAAATGGTTTATGAATCCTTTTTGGTGTTTTCTGTTCACATCAATGCTTTTTTCCTATGTCAACTTTTGTTACTACCTCATCATCAATATTGTCCATTATAGGTGATTCACCCTTATTCTGTATCTCAATCATCTTATCCATAACAGCCATTTGACCCAGTGAAACAAGTCTATCCAAATCCGTATCCATCATTTCCATTATTCCTTTTAAAACGTAATAAGCGGGACTTATAGGCTTCTTGGGGTCAGTTGTATCATAAGCCATAACATCAAATCCACCCGTTTTATCTTCCATTGGCCTCAATACAAGATAGAACCTGTCCGGCAGTAAAGATAGTTTTTCCGCTTCGTCTAAAAATCTGTTTATTTCAACCATGCTTTGGGTATCCTTTGTTCCGCCCACAGTATGCTGTTCTTGTCACACCATTTTCCGTAGGTTGTTTTACTTGATTTGTTTAGCTTGTTATTTGCGTTAACAAATAAAAACCGTATATCAAACTCGGGATTTTGCTCCCTAACAAGAAGGTGCTTTTGTCTATCCGCTAAATCAAAAAAACCCTTTGCCTCAATGAATATATTTTGTTTGGGTAAATAAAAATCCGGAGTGTATCTCTTGATTTTTGGTTGGTACTCAATGTACTGTAACTCATATTCGTACGTAATTCCGTTTTTTATCAACCAATGTGCAACTCCCCTTTCAAATTCCGAACGGAAGCCCTTTCTTTTCATATAATGGTTGTCATCCTAAATCTGTTTATTGTTTCCAGACATTTGTTAAAAACAATAGCCAAAGTCGGGGCATTTTTTTCTAACTCTATTATGGCCTCGTTTATATCCACGGATGGTATAATAACAAGTTTACCTTGTTTTAGCCGCAAATACAGGGCATCAAATTGATTTTTAATGCATCTTGTCGTTTTAACTATGTTATCTTCCCTAAAGTATCCGTCCTTTCCTATTGATTCACGGGTTATAATTGCGTGGCAATTTTCATTACTTCGCATCCACTCTACTTCCTCTCCTCCCCCTTCTCTAAGCATATTTTCCGTGTATACCCAAACAGTATCCTTATTTGTCAGTATATCATCTTTTTTAAAGGGTGATGTCAGCCACAATACATTCATAAATTTTTAACCTCCACATTTTTCAACTTATTATACCAGACCAAGGGTTTTGATTTTGCCTTGGATATAACCTTTTCATGCAGTACCGCTTTCGGCCAGCAGTGTTTTCTAAAATCACAGTACCCGCAAATGCTTTCCAGAACGGTATTTCCCGTTTCTATTCGTGTTCCTTTTTGTTTTCCCGATTTAGGGACGTAAGTTTCATGTATTTCATGAAATAGTTTCTCAAATTTACTGTTGGATTTTAAAACTTTAATGTTTTCACTGGCTGTCTGCAATACATCCTTTCTATCATCCTCTTGATTTTCGGGTGCTTCGCATACCGCAAATTCCCCCGTAACCTTATTAACCGCTATCCAGCCCCCAAAAGGAGCGTTGTCAGCCTCACCGTATAAATGACCCTGCATAACATAACCAAAAGGGTCATCATTTTTTATTTTATTGTAACTGCCAAATTCACCAAATTTACTTATAAAGCTAGCTGGGCTGGCTGATTTTATATCCCAAACCTTGCCGTCTATTTTTACATCATAGGTACCACCCAATTCAATGCCACCAACTTTTAATTTTACAGGTTCCTGTATCTTTTCAATGTCAATTCCCGCCCCCTTCATCACGGCTATTGCAACCGCCTCTAGCAAATCACCCATTAAAAATTTAATTACCGTATTGTACTGTACTTCCTTTTCCTTGCCTTTTTTTTCCAACTGCTGTTGGCACAGTGGTTTTCCCAAACCAGACATTCGCATTTTCCATTTAACTTCCTCATTAAATTGCTTTTCCAATGCCTTGCCACAAGCCTCTTTGAACTCATTTATAATGTCGGGGGAAAGTTTTGATTTCCCCCGCATCGCATCATAAAGAAAATTCTCTATTAACGTATAGAGCATACTGTCAGTTATCTAACTCGATAGCTAGGGAGTGGTCGCCATCTTTTGTTTTACTTTTAACAGCACTTCTATGCTTCTCCATGACACTTTCGTTTACGGCTTTTATAGCTACCATAAATTCCTTCAGTAAGTCCTTGTCAGTGTCAGATAATTCAACCGTTGAACCCGTCTTAATGCCAACAGAAAAATAAGTGTTTCCACCAGATTTCTGTTTTTTCGTAGATAGCATAAGATTAGTCCGTATCATAGGTTTCTTCTGTTTTACCAAACCAGAAAGCATTGTGCTAAATGGAATGTAATTGACACCTTTAGCGTAAAATGTACAAGGAACTTCCTTAACCTTCATTTCCTGCTCATCGGATTTTTTACCCGATAGTGTTGCTACACCGTAAAGAACTTGATTGCACTTTATAGAACTCTGGATTACCCTCTGTGGGTCGTTATCTGGAAGTCGTTCAATTTCCTCCCTAGACAATTTTCCGCACTTGTAAGTACCCCTAGAATCGGCGAATTGGTCGCCCAGTGACGTCATTTGCACACTTGATGTAAATTCCTCTTCACTGTTATCCTCATAACTGTAGGCGTATAAACGAATGAAAGGTCTTAACGTAACCTCTTTCGCATATACATCATCTCCGTCAATAGGAAG